AGATATTGAAATGTACGCACTTCGGTGAGTTGCGAATGTTCGCCAAGCAGCAAATCGCATAGATCAATTAAAGAACATAATCCACAAAAGGAGGCAAAATCAACTCAAGAACTAGCTCAAGAACTCCTTCGGCACGCGGCATTAGAAATTAATGCCATCCTCAGCGTTCTGGTCGCACGCTTATTCTCACACTCAACGGTCGATATGCGAAATCAAATAAAACAGATTTCAGTAAGGGAGAAAACAAATGACTGACCAATCTACATATCTGGCACTGCCCGAGATCAAGATCAACTTCCAACAAGAACAATATTACGAAAATAGCCAAGAAGGAACGGAGGAAGCGATTCTCTATGTCATCAAAGACATAAGATACGCAACAGTAGTTCTAGGTATCCCAGAGCGGGGAATAGAATTATACGGAGCAACATGGAAAAACTTCAACAATAATCCGCAAAGATACAAAGTTCAAAAAATAGCCAGGTGCGAAGTGTGCAACATACCACTCACAAACCATAATGTAGCCGCATACGACAGATGCAAGAAACATGCAAAGGTCCCAACATGCAAAATGAAAGGATGTGTCAGCCTAAAAGACGGAAACTCGGATATGTGCAGACAACATGCCCTTCAGACCGGAAAATACAAAATATGCTGCATCAGCAATGAATTACTCCCAATTGAAGACATGATCGAGGATAACGGATACTGGATAGACAAAGAAATTGAAGTCCACTTCCATTGCGACAACTGTGATTCGCCAGTAAACACAAATTACAGTTCTGGTTACGTGACAATAGACGGAACAGACCACAGATACTGTTCAGATTCATGCGCACGTGAATACGGATGGAGAACATGTGAAAACGGATGCTCCTTAGACTGGATATACGAAGATGACATGGTATATGACGATGAAAGTGGCGAATATGTATGCAGAGAATGCTACGAAGAAAGGCAAAGAGAAAGGCAAAGAGACGATATCGAAGAAAGAAGGAACTCAACAAGAATCTACGTTGAAAAAGGAAGCGAGCCAACATTCGGGTTTGAACTGGAACTTTACGAATGGCCAGAAGCTTATTACGAAAAATGGTTGCCAAGCTCATGGGGCATTCACGTAGATTCAACCACAGGAAGCGGTTATGAAGTAACAACTCCACCATATACCATGACTCAAATGCAGAAACACATGAAAAAGACGTGCAAATATCTGAGTAACCACAGCTCGGTTACAAAGAAAGAAGGAACTCACATGCACGTCGGTAACTTCCAAGATATCGACCATGCGGTCAGATTCTGGCAACTCTGCGTAGAAGCTGAACCTCTGTGGGCAACATGGCTCATCTCAGAGTCACGAAAGGGCAATAGTTATTGCCAAGATACGGCCCAATTCAATCTTGAGATTTCAGAAAATGAAACAAACCCAAGAGTTGGAAATGGAACTCGATATCTCAAGACAAACATCATGTCCTACAGAGAGCATGGAACAATTGAAATCAGAGCGCACCAAGGAACACTAAATTTCGAAAAAATGTATAGATGGGCTGAACTGTTCGGCGCAATCTGGTTACACGCAAAAGAAGCCAAAGATCAGCCAAGAACGAACAATCTCAAAGTATGGTTCGAAGATCTAGGAATCTCAAAAGAAACCAAAAGCTTCTACAAAGAAAGAATAGAAAGAATGTATGCGGGAATGATCGACCTTGAAAAAGCAACAGAAGCAGACAAACGAAAATTCACGACCATAAGTCTATACTACGCAACAGAAAGATACGAAGACACAAAAGACATGTGGGATCTCATGTATAAAGAAGGCCTCATGAAATTCCAGCAGAATGACTACAGAGATGACCGCAAACTCTGGCAAATGATCACCGAATGCCGCAGATATGACGAAATGGGATTAGGAACGCCAGATCTCACATTATGGTTACAAGAACCAATTAAAACAACAATGACAGAATCAGAAATGGAATGTCCTTGCTTTGTTTAATGAGACTTGTCCTTGAAGAAGAAACCATATTTACAACAAATAGAACAGAAAGCATTCAAGCAAATCAGGAGGTAACAATATAATGTGCGGAATATGCGGATATGTAGGCAAACTGAATCAACAACAAGTCAAGAACATGATCTCAGCTAATGAAACCAGAGGTGGACACGCATGGGGAGCTGCGTGGAACGAAGTTGGACAAGTCATGTATTTCAAAGAACCCGGAAGATTCGCAAACACAAAATTCAAACTGCCAACATCAGACACAATGATAGCGCACACAAGATTCGCAACTCACGGTGAACCGAACATGAACGAAAATAACCATCCCCATATCGGTGGAGGTATCTGCATCGTTCATAACGGAGTCATAAGTAACGTCCATCCAAAGCAAAAAACAAAATGCGACTCAGAAGCCATCCTCAAGATGATAATCCAGAATGACACAAGCAAGCACTTCAAAATCATCAAAGCAATAAAGAAAGCGTGTATGAAAATTGAAGGCTCATTCAGAATTGCAGTTATGAGCGTAAAGTTCCCAGATCGCATCTACATCGCATGTGATCAACAAGATCCGGTATACTTCGGCCAGACCAAAGATTACATCGCATTTGCTTCAGAAGCCAAAGATCTACCAAAAGGAGCCGTAATTACCAAGGCCATGGGAAACAGAATCTACGTGATACATACCAACATGCAAATGGAAATGTATCGATTCAAGATGCCAGAAAGGAGAAAATACTTCGACTGGAAAGACTGCGGTTACTCAAGCTACAAAGAATTTCCAGCAAGATATTCAGACCAAGATGACTTTGACTTCAAACGAGAAGACGACATCTGGAACACATATCACACTGAATGCGAGAACTGCATCAAGGTAGAATGCAACAACTGTGACGTCTGGAGGAAAATGAGTGAAGGCATTGGATAAATGTGACAAATGCGGTAAAAGGAGGAAAGCGTTCATATACTGGAATAACGAACCGGTGTGCCGCAAATGCTGCAAACAATGGAAAGAGAACATCCTGAAAGACAAAATGCTCTCAATCCAAGCACACAAGAAAATACAGAATCTGAAATAAAATGATTGTATAAAAAATGATTATATAAAAAATGATTATATAAAAAATGATTATATATAAGCCTCCCGCAAGGGAGGTTTTTTTTAAGTGCTGAGAACAAAAGGAAAATTTAACTTACTGCGCGGCAAAGTGACCATGACTTACTGCGCGGCAAATTTTGTCCTTGACATTGGAGTATCTTGGTGATATATTCTTAGTAAGCATAAAGGAGGAAAACATTATGCAGAGATACGTATTCGATAAGTCAAAGTTGATCAAGGCCTGTCAACCCAAGAAGTTCACTCAGGTGATGTATGATATGGGCATGAGCCCGAGCCAGATGATTACATTCTGGTACACTGAGCCGGACCCCGACAAGATGCTGAAACTCCGCTCTGTGACTGGACTTAACCCTCTCGACTATCTCATTGAAGCTGGCCCAAGATACAAGAAAAAACTTGACACGGAGCTGCCTGAATGATATAATAGTGTAGTGATCGGCTCAAGTATATAGCAGGAGAGAATATGCATATCAACTTCATTGATGAAAGAATTGACCTGACTTTCAGATATGACCCGCAACTTGTAGAAAGAGTAAAGCAGATACCCGGCAAGACATACGATCCAAAGACAAGGATGTGGTCTTGCCCTGACTGCGTGACTACCCGTGCCTTCATCAAGCATCTCCTTGGTATGCAGATAGGCTATAACGTCTGCGAGCCTCAGGAAGATACCGGCTACATCGAGTCTGCCATCAAGCCGTTTAAGCATCAGGAGAACATATCCAAGACAATGGCTTGGTGCTACCTTCAAGGCAGAGGGCTCGGCGTATTTGCAGAGACTGGGACAGGCAAGACAAAAGCTGCGATTGATGCTATCATGCGTGTCGCACCAACAAAAGTCCTGATCGTCGTGCCTCCTCCCCTGATCTTTGTCTGGCAGAATGAGGCGACCAAGCATGGTATGTCACTTACTGTGGTTCACGGACCCAAGCGATCCGTTCCTCGTCATGATGAGAGTGGCATATGGATCACAAGCTACCAGACCCTCGTCAATGATATCGAGCGGTGGAAGGGGAACGAACTGGGCATGGTCGTGGTAGACGAAAGCCAGTGCGTGAAGAACCCAAGTGCTGACAGAACGAAAGCCGTGGCTGCTCTCCGATGCAAGTGCAAGTTCCTTCTGACTGGCACGCCTTACGGGAATGAATATGCAGACGTGTGGTCCCAGATCCATATCGCATACCCATACCTGTTCGGCCCAAAGAAAGTGTTTCAGGCAGCGTTCTGCGAGTTCGGAGGATGGAATGGACATGAGATCGTTGGATACAAGAATATGGAGCTGTTTATGCAAATTCTCAAGCGTGGCGCTGTCGTGGTTCGGAAAGTGGATTGCCTTGACCTTCCGCCCAAACAATACCAGACTATTGAACTCAGCATGGGGCCGAAGCAAAAAGCCGCATATAAAAGGGCCATGGCGGGTGCGGTAGAGGACATTCCTGTAACGGCTGTCCTCGCCCAGATAGCCAAGCTGCGCCAGATAAGCTCAGGCTTCGTCTACCATCCTGTAGACGGCACGCTCAGGTTTGAAAACAAAAAAGTGGAATACCTCCAGTCAATAGCGTGGGATACGCCTACGGTAATATGGTATAACTTCGACGCAGAAAGGGAGGACATCGAGAAGTGTCTGAAAGAGACGAATGTTCCCTATGTTGTTTCGAGTGGCAACACGGACCCGAAAAAAGCGGTCACGGCTTTCGAGAATGGAGATTCATTAGTTATCGTGGCCCAGATACAGTCTCTACAGTATGGCGTAACCTTAAACCGTGCGAGCAGAGTTATCTATTACAGTCCAACTTTCAGTGCCCTCGCACGCTCTCAGAGCGAAGATCGGTGCCATCGGATCGGACAGGCCAAATCCGTCCTCTATGTTGACCTCGTTACCTCTGATATAGAGCGGTGGATAATTGAGGCGGCTACATCAAAGGTTGAAGTTCGTGACTATATCCTGAATAAATTACTTGACAAACAACACTGCGCGTGATATATTAGTAGTGTAAGGAGAAAGCGAAATGAAAAAAGTTCTGATCCTACATGACCGAAATGGCCTGAACTTCGATGGTGTGGAAGAGTTCGGAGAGCCGAGCTTCATCGTAGAGGCGAACGTCCACCCGGCAGACATAGGAAAGATCAGGGATGCCACGATAGAAGCAATCGAACACTTCGGCCAGAATGACTACCTGCTTGTGACCGCATCCATCGTGTCCTCCATCATCATGGGAATCATCTGCTCCACTCTCAGAGAGTATCAGGATCATGTGAATGTTCTGATCTTCGACTCCAAGCATGAGAAGTATATAGAGAGGAGGTTGTCACTATGAAAACCAGTTTCAGTCGGATGTCCTGCTTTCAGGACTGCCCCAAAAAATACTACTGGAAGTATGTGAGAAACCTGCTTCCGCGCACGGAGCCCAAGGCTCTGCGCATAGGAAAGGAGTTTCACGCCGGGGTGGCTGGAGAGGCTAGCGAAACATTGTGGAACAAGATCGGAATCCTCGCCAAGCAGTATTTCAAGCCCCTCCCGGGTGAGGTGCCCGAGGTCAAGGCCGAGTTTGAGATCGCCCCTGACCTGCATCTCGTCTGCACAGCAGACTCCGTATCCGATCAGTATGTGACGGAATACAAGACTACGGGGAGACCTGATGCCAATACCTACAATGCTCTCCAGTTGTCACTTCAGCACCGGCTCTACGCTATGGCCTTCAGTAAGCCCTCGGTCCTGCTCAGGGTCGTCACAAAGTCTGCCATCAGGCAGCGCAAGGACGAGAATGACGAGATGTTTGAGGCCCGGTATCTGGCAGAATACGCCGATAAGCCCTATGATCACTTTCTTGAGGTAGAGATACCCGTGACAAAGCCGGGTGCCATCACCGAGCTTCTGATGATAAACGACCTAATCAAGACCTGCTCTGCCAAGAACGTATGGCCCATGTCTGCGCCCTACGCATGCTATGGATTCAGTCCGTGCCCATACCTAGACTTATGCCGGGACGAGGACACATTCTTACCGATGTTTGAAGAAAGGACAGACCATGACTGAGAACTCGATTCATGAAGCCCTCGGAATGACCAAGAGCGAGGCGATACTTATCGCCATGAAACACAATCCGTTCGATAAAAGGACGAGAGAGTGGTCTGAATACATCAAACAGGTCATGCAGGACGAGACCTTGACCCTTGAGCAGCGGGGATATGCCCTGTTCATGGCCGGTCAGACGGTGGAACACGCCAGAACTCTCAAGCATGTGCTGAGTGAGCTTGAGGCGGAAGGTAAGAAAGCAAAAAGGGAGGCAAAGGATGCCACTCTCAATTGAAAAGAATGTGCCCGAGATCAACATAACCAAGCTGCGGGTGATGGTGTATGGGCCGCCCAAGGTGGGTAAGAGCACCTTCGCCACTCAAAACGAGCGAGCCATCGTGATCGACACCGATAACAATGGAACCGCGTTCCTGCCCTGTTTCCGCGTGCCTATCTTCTCGTGGACTGACTTGAAGAAAACTCTTGGTGAACTCAAAAACGACGACAGATTTGATACAATAGTGTTCGACACGGTGGACATGACATATCAACTGTGCCGCCAGCATGTGTGTGGTGCCAACGGAGTCGTCCATGAGTCTGAGGACAAGGCCTTCGGTCGCCTCTGGGATATCGTGAAAACCGAGTGGATGAAGATGGTGTCATTCGTCCAGTCGATGAACAAAGGTATGTGGATGATCTCCCACTCTATCCAAAAGGAGGTGAAGATTGATGGCGTGAAGCGAAGCGTTGTGACTACCACCCTGCCGGGATCGGCTCAACGTATCACAATGGCTCTCGCAGACCAGATTTTCTACATGGACACCAACGACCGTGGCAAACGTCAGCTCTACATGTTGCCGCAAGACGGCGTTGAATGCGGAGGCAGATTGGCTGCCTTCGGACTCAACAAGAACATCGAGTTTGACACTGAATCTGAACTCTATCAGAAAATCACGACTACCTTGAAAGGGAAAAATGTATGACTATCGAAAACACTCTCGCCCAGTTCGACTCCGCATTCGAATCCGCTGAAGTCTCCACAAACGCGACCATCGATCTGCCTGAGGGCAAATACGAGGCCAAAGTGACCGGCACTGAGATCTTCGAATCCGGTGATGGCAGACACTTCTTCCGCATCAACATGGAAGTGTGCGCTGGTGAAATGAAGGGCACGAAGTTCAGCAAGCTCCATGGGCTTGACAATCCCGAGCGCTTCAAGTATCTAAAGGGAGACCTGACTGTCTGCGGTCTCATGCTCGGCAAGCTCAGTGAACTTCCCACTCAGATGAACAAGATTCACGGCACCCACCTGAGAGTGCAGTGCAAGAAAAACGGGCAGTATACGAACTACTACATCAATGGTCAGGTGTTCGACAAGAAGAATACCGAAGACGTTCCGTTCTAAGCGTCATCCTGCCGGGAGGGGTTTATCCCCTCCCTGTCTATCTCTGGAGGGGAAGCCATGTATATAGAAAAGTTCCGGGCCTACTTCGGCGAGATTGTCCAGCCGCACGATAAGGGCACGAAGATACCC